AAAGTAACTTATGGACCAAGGATCCATATTACCTCGCCATACCCATTCCTAGTTAGTAGAATACACATGGATTAGCTACTCAAAATATAGTACATTGAGTTTGGTTACGTGTAAAGGAGCCTGTAAACTGATAGATGAGTTACATCTTTGTGCGAATAGCTGAATGTCATTTCAATCAGCGTCCTATCCTTTTCCTTGGGATGGGTTGACTTTTATTAGTATTAAAGTCTAGCACCGTAGGATCCAGAGAGGCTTTCGAATCTCATTCAATGAATTTAAGCATGAATTTTTCGATCCATGTTCGATCCATTGTAACTGTTTCCACGAACTTTTCGAGTTCAACACGGTCAGCAATTACTTCTTTAGTAAATGCTTCCCATTTGATCTCTATTGGACGGGTTAAGTCACCTAGCATGTATTCGAGATCTTCCGCACGTCAGTTTGGCAGTTGTGCGATTCCTGTTTTTGATCAAATTGTTCCCCCTTCACGTCGTGAAACTACTCAACATTTGTTGATAAAGCTTCAGACGGCCCCTTCGGTGTCTTTATTATAGACCTCGAATATAGGGTCGCCCCGAACGTGTTCAGGGTATGTTCCTTTGAATAAAAGTAACAATTTGTCCATCATCGATTGAACTTCTTCAATCGAAGGGTCTCTGACAGTTGTTAATGATTTAATCATCAGTCAGTCCCACCAGGTTTCGGACGAATGTCCACTAAGTCCGGGTATGCGGAGAAAGATTAAGAGATTCTTGAGATGCATAGGTAACAATCCTAAGTCTTTTCCAAGTGTGCTCAAAGCCTTATATCCGTAGCCCCGATACTTAACGAACGCCGCGATGGTTCACTCGACATTAAACTTCTCGAAGAGAAGTAATGCTCCCTCCAATGAGAGACTTGCCACATCCAATTCCTTGAATGAGGCAGGAGAAAGGTTAGAATCCTTGTGTATGATTCTCTTAGCAAATTCAAATGTATCTTTCGATACCACTGATTTGGTCAGATTAATCTTAACACCAAGGGCCTTCATAACAACCAGGTACCGTCGAGCGACTTTGTGATCGAAAATCACTATATCGTCTCCTAGTACAAGGTAGTAACTGAACCATCTCGGTCAACCCTCTTTCCACGCCGCATATTGCACAATAAAGTGATGAGTAAGGGCAAGCATTGCTCAACTAGACAATGCTCCCATGGGTTGCCCCACGGCGTACTTCACTGCTTTGGGAACTTTCATTCCCAATTTACGGTGACGTAAGGGAGTTTGATACTCCCGACCCACCAGTAGCCTCTTCCATGGGGCACTGGCTCGCGGGATCAAGT